CAATTTACTGCTGTGACTGGTGGAGACGGTGTTCCGTTAATTTCGGCATCTCACCCATTAGCTACTGGTGGTACATTCTCAAACGTTCTTGCAACTGCTGCAGATCTTAACGAAACTTCACTTGAGCAATCGTTAATTGATATCTCAGGATTTGTAGATGAAAGAGGATTAAGAATCGCATCTCAAGGTGTAAAAATGATAATTCCAAAAGAATTACAATTTACAGCTGAAAGATTGATGAAGTCTCCTCAAAGAACTGCAACTGCAGATAATGACATCAACGCAATCGCTTCAATGGGTATGATACCTCAAGGTTACTCAGTTAATAATTTCTTAACTGACACTGATTCATACTTCATTATGACTGACGTACCTAACGGATTTAAACACTTCGTTAGATCACCAATCAAAACAGCGATTGAAGGTGACTTCGATACTGGTAATGTAAGATTTAAAGCTAGAGAAAGATACTCTTTTGGATTCTCTGATCCAAGATGTGTATTTGGTAATGGAAATCTACCAACTAGCTAATAATTAATAATAAACATTAATTACTCTAAAGGGGCGGTGTTCACATCGCCCCTTTTTTTATGTATAATAAAAAGACCTAGAAAATAATTATTTTGTAGACTGACTAGGCAGACGGTATAGAGACTACAAAATGAAAAGCTATACAAGGAGAAAATTATGGCAGGAACACACTTTACAAATCCAGTAATGTTTGCTGGTTTGAATAATAATAAAAAATGGTTTAGAGATTTACCAGTAGATAACAATCCTAACTACATATGTTATAAAGATGATTTTATTTATAACACTCTACCTTCATCAGAATGGTCAACAGCTATTGCAGATGGTGGAGCATCAGCGGGAATCTCTAACGAGGTAGGTGGAGCAGTAACTTTGACTTCAGCTAATACTACAGATAACAATGGAATAGCTTTAGTAAAAACTGCAAACACTTTTCAAGCGGTGGCAGAAGTTAAAGATAGCACTGGGGCGATTACTAATCCTGGAACAGTTATTTGGTATGAAGCAAGAATACAAAATAATGATGCCAATGCTACTGATTACGGAACTGGATTAGTTGAAACTTTTACAGGAACTTCTGGATGGAGATCTGCAAACAGGATTTCTATTGAGTCAAACAACGGTGAACAGTTTTACAGATTCGTAACTAAAGATGCTTCTGGAACAAATCAAGTTACACATACTGCATACACTATCACTGATAGTTCATATGATACAGTTGGTTTTAGAGTTGATAGAGCTGGAAAAGTTGAATTTTTTGTAAACAGAGAGTTAGCATCTACTGTTACATCAAATATCAACACTGATGACATGCAAATGTTTGCAGCTTCAGTATCAGCTTCTGCGTCTGGACAGAGAGTAACAAAGTTAGATTACATTAGTTGTACTCAAAACAGAAATGCTTCTGAACTGATTGGTAAAGTATAATAATTAGTGGCTCTCTTCGGAGAGCCACAACAAAAGGAGAAAATTATGGGTGGATCAAGTTTTTCATCAGACCAGTCGGTTGCACATGCAACAGCTACAGCTCAAATGGTTGCTCTTAATAAAAGAGCAAGATTAACTTCTATTCAAGGTAAAGGTAACAGTGCAAGTGGTTCAATCATATTTAGAAGTGGTGGTGCTACAGGAGATATTATTGCAACATATTTATTTGGAGAAGAAGGTTTAGATATGTATTTACCAGGTAATGGTATCTTATTTGAAGACGGTATTCATGCAACAATTGCTGGAACTGGTGGTGTAACAATTACATTTACATAAGATGGATTTAGAATATTACGCTGATATTCTGGAATTAAAGAGAGGTGGTGACGTTCAGCCACCTAAAACAAAAAAATATTTTAGAGCAACTAAATCAGGTGCAGGAATGACTGCAGCTGGAGTTGCAAGATACAGAAGAGAAAATCCTGGATCTAAACTTAAAACAGCTGTGACTGGTAAAGTTAAACCTGGTTCAAAAGCTGCTAAACGTAGAAAGAGCTTTTGTGCAAGATCAGCAGGGCAAATGAAAAAATTTCCTAAAGCTGCAAAAGATCCTAACTCAAGATTAAGACAAGCAAGAAGAAGATGGAAATGTTAACGCATCTTATTAAAAAATTTTTAGGATATGATATACTTGAAAAAAGAATAAGAATATTAGAGAGAAAAAATTATTGGAGAGAAAAGTATAAACATGGCTTATCTAAACGCAAACATACCTCCAATATATTGTAAAGTTAGAAAGGAGTATTTATATGACCTTAAAGAACATCACGATGAAAGTGAAGAATGTGTTATTTTCGCTATTACATCAATTTCAGGTAGGGCTATCTTATTTAACATCATGCTTCCCAATGGTGCATGCTATTGGCGTTTGCCTATCTCAGCGTTTTTCCAAAAACATTATGATAGAGCCGATGTGCCGAATATGCAGACGCACGAGTTGGAATTGTGGAACAGTTTTAGTTATTGGCCTAGTGTTACTTGCTTTGATTGGTTGGATCTGAAATTCCTCAAGAACATAAGTGTGCGCATATATTGGCTCTTAATAACGGCAATTTTGCAGCTCAGCCTAATAATCGTATTCTCTGGCACATTAATAGTTATACTACTGATGACAGCTGGCCAGATTACAAAGTTCAAACTACATATTGGGATGCTGAAGATAACGACATGGTTACAGAAGATAGCGACAGAATGTTCTACAAAATGGAAAAAAAAGAACAAACCTTAAGTGAAATGTTGCAAGAGGGTTTTGAAAAAGAAAGAGAAGAGGATAAAACTTACGAATGATTGATAAATTTATTTACAAATGTTTTGAGGCACTAGACAAAGTATGTGAATGGATAGATAATTTATTTAGTAAGAAAAAGAAAAAATGAGTAATAAACCTTTAAACATCGGAGAAGAGGCACGAGTTCAAATGCCTATGAAGACGGTAGCATCGTTAATAGTGCTAGTAGCAATGGGCGTGTTCGCATATACGGAGCTTACTGCGAGATTAGTATCGTTAGAGACATCAAGAGAATTATTTGAAAATGATTTATTAAAACGAAGTGAACAAGTCCCCATCGATCAGGAGCAACATTTTTTAATCGAGGATTTGTACAAGTCCGTTGAGAAAATGGAAGAGACTCAAGAGATGAACATGACCAATAAAGTAAATATCGAGTTTTTAAGAGAACAGCTTGATCAAGCATTGTCTGATATTGAAGAGCTGAAAGATAAAGTTAGAGCAAACGGGAGCCATCAATGACAGAGATGGTGATAGCTTTACTTATGATAATCAACGGAGAGATCAAGGAGGCACGTATCCAAACTTCAATGTCTGAATGTCTCAAGGGGTCACGTGTAGCAAAACGTCAGTTAAAACCAGATAGCAAAGTAAAGTATCAGTGCCTAAAGTCGATGGCTGAATTAGAGTTGAACATAGATGGATCAAAATCAATAAAAAAATTGATTTTGGAATGAAATTTATTCTTAGTTTAATAATTTGCTCTCAAGTTGCAGGAGCATGTATGGATCCTTACCCATGGCCTGAATCTTTTGAAACACAATATGATTGTTTGAAATTTGGTTATGAGGAATCTTTACGTAAATTAGATGAACTAGGAAAAGTAGAAGTAAATACGTATAATATGTTTATTAAGTTTTATTGCACTCCACAACCACCTACAGTATAATAAGTTATGAATTTTAAATTTGATTTATTAAAAGCAAGCAAAGAAAAAAGAACAAAAGAGTCTGCTATAGCAATTCTAAGAAAAAGAAGTAAAGATTCTATAGCTAGACCTAGAGCAGAAAAAAATATTTTATCAAATAATCCAAATTTACAAAAAATATAAATGAATCTTTCACGTAATTTTACTTTACAAGAATTAATCAAATCAGATACTGCAATTAGGTTAGACATAAATAATAATCCTAACTCAGGTCAGATTGAAAAACTAAAAGCACTTTGTGAAAACATATTACAACCAGTTCGAGATCATTTTGGAAGGGTTAAAGTGACTAGCGGATTCCGTAGCGAACAGCTGTGCATTAAGATCGGTAGCTCAGTCAACAGCCAACATGCAAAAGCTGAGGCTGCAGATTTTGAATGTATGGGCACAGATAATGCTGAATTAGCTGATTGGATCAATCAAAATTTAGACTATGATCAATTAATACTTGAGTTCTACACTCCTGGTGAGCCAAACAGTGGGTGGATACACTGCAGCTACACATCTGATCAACCTAGAAAACAATTTTTGCATGCATACAAATCTGAGGGTAAAACTAAATATAAACCAATAATAGGAAAAGCAAAGGACTTAGTATGACGATAGGAAGATCACAAATATCTAAACAAGTTGAAGGTAAGTTACGTGGAGCGAGAGACGAAAAAGAAAAAAAGAAGAGAGTTAAGATAGCTATTAAGCGTAAGAAAAACCCATTAGCCAAGACATTTACTGCGTAGTAAAAAAATGTTATAATCTTGCATGACTAAATTATGTGCAAGAGGCAAAGCTGCCGCTAAAAGAAAATTTCGTGTTTATCCCAGTGCATATGCTAATGCCTACGCTAGCAAGATTTGTGCTGGTAAAATTAAAGATCCATCAGGTGTAAAAAGAAAAGATTTTAAGGGACCTAAACCAGCTGGTAAAAAAATAGGTGGAGAAGCTAAAGTAAAAATTAATGAGGTTATAGGTGGTTTAAAAAAAGCTTCAAAAACTCATGCTGGTCAGGCTAAAACTTTACAATCAATGCTCAAAGCTAATGTAGGTATTGCTGTAGATAGACTTAAAGAAAAAGAAAAAAAAGAAAAAAGAAAAAAATATAATAGACCTCCACAATCTAGAAATAAGATGCAACCATCAAGATCTATGAGTATAGACACAACTACAAGCTTAAAATTATCCAAAGGTGGTGGAGCAGCAATTAGAGGTATGGGATTCAAAGGAGTATTCTAATGAGTCTTAAAAAATGGTTTTCTCAAAAATGGGTAGATATTGGAAGCAAGCGAAAGGATGGTTCTTACGCACCATGCGGTCGATCCAAATTAGCAGCGGATCGAAAAAGAAAATATCCAAAGTGCGTGCCTGCTGCAAAAGCAGCAAGGATGACAGACTCACAAAGGCGGAGTGCCGTTGCGAGAAAAAGAGCTAAACCACAAGGAGTAGGTGGTAAACCAACAAATGTGAGCACCTTTACCAAGAAGTATTACGGTGGTATGATTGAAGTATGAGTGAAAAATTATTTAAAGCTGGTCAAGCTCTAACAAGAGCATATAAAAAAGTTGACGATTTTGCACAGAAAGGTTTAATTACAACTTTAAAAGAAAGATTTAAAGGAAAGACACCTATAAGCACAGGACCTGTTTTAAGTAAAAGTAAAGCGTTAACAGTGTTTGATCCAAAGAAAGCATTACCATCTAAACTACCAAAAGCTGCTAAAAAATTAAGTAAATTAGCAAAAGTAGGTAGAGGGGTTTCAAAGTTTGCTAGAGCAGCTACACCAGTTGCATTAGGAATTGAAGGTGCTACTCTTGCTTACAAAGTTGCAACACTTTCACCAGAGAAGAAAGCTAAAGTAAAAAAATTAAAAACTAAATTAAGTAAAGTAAGCACAAAAGATTATCATGCTGACCTTATGAAAATGAGATTAGGAGGAGATACAATGTTAAAGAACCCAAAAAAAGCTGACTTAGATAAAGATGGCAAATTATCTAGTTACGAGAAAAAAAGAGGAAAAGCCATCGAATCAAATATGATGAAAGCTAGAACAGGAGTTTCAATACAATTAAAATCAGCATCAGAAGCAGCAAAAAAAGAAAAATTAAAAAAACTTAGAGAAAAAGGTTTAGGTCCTGTTGCAGAAGCTAAACTAATGGGTAATATGAAATATAAAGGTGGTGAGTCTAAAGGTTATGGCGCAGCCAGAACTCAAGGCGAAGGCCTTCAAGATGAAAATTTAATACCAGGAAAGTCTTTGGATTATTACAAAGACATAATGTAATGAATTATGGC